TTATTTCTTCAATACGACTGCTTTTCGCGGCTCGTCCCACTCCACTTGCAGGCCAAGTAAGGCGGCAAGCTCTCTCGTTTTCGCAAAAGCAGTTCCCTGGTCGTTTACATAGGAGACTTCCTGTCCGTTCACGGTCACTTTTTGCGTGGAAGGCTCCCATTCCACTGCTCCACCCACTGCCTCGGCAATCATACGGATGGGTACATAGGATACATCATCGATTAGTTTTCCTGTGGAAGTAAGTGTCAGCTCAACCGTGCACTTATCCACATCAGGCTGTGGTTTTTGTGGATAAGCTGTGAGAAACCTGTGGACATCCTGTTGAAACTTTGCCCATGCGTCCTTCGCTGGCATTCCCGTATAGGTTTGCGCGGTCGTATTGACGACAAAAAAGGCCGGGCAGTTTTTCCCCGTAATGTCGTAATGACGCCACAGGTGCTCGACTCCCCAGCCATGTCGCTTCAAGATATCCGCGGTCAGCGCCACTGTTTGCTCGTACATTTTCGCAAAGCTTCCATCTGCATTGACGCACATTTCAATCCCAATCGTGCAGTTGTTCGGATAGTTGCTCAATTTGTTCAAGGCGGCCTGTGAATAAGTCTGCGCCCCGACGTGGTAGCCCATCTCGTCCTCGGGCAGGCAGCGAATAATTTGCTTGTCGTCCACGATGTAGTGTGCGCTCGCTACTGTCGTTGGTTTGTTGAAGTAGTTTCGGTTTGCGGTGGCATTCGCCCCGCTGCGTTCGTTGGCCGTCCAGTGGATGACGACTCCTTTTGGGACGATCTTCTTTTTGGGGCGGGAATTTACGTTGGTCAAAAGCATCTCGGTGATATCCATCGTTTACTAGGACTCCTTTCGTTTGGCACGCTCTGCCTTTGCCTTGATTTCGGCGCTGACTAATTTCTCGACGGATTTGGGCATCGGCCAGCCTGCGCGGTGGGCATTGGCGGTCAGGCTTGTCCAGTTGTGGTAGATGAGGCCGAAGGTGACGCCATAGAATAAGAAGCCTGGGGTGCCCATGACGCGGTCTAAGAGATTGGCTACGGCTGGTAGGGTCATGAGGAATAAGGTGCGGGGGATTCGGGACAGGCCGTAGTCGGAGGAGTAGGATTGGTCCTTTTTGGCGGCGGAGATGCCGGTGATCCAGTCGAGGGCGATTAGGAAGAAGAGGACGATGAGGATGTCTTGGCGGTTTGTGCCGTATAGATAGTGAAAGGCGGGTGACACGATTGCACCTGCTGTGGTCGCCCAGGCGTTTGCTGGGGTTGCGATGCTTTCTAGGCTGTGTAGGGATTTCATAGGTTCGTACCTCCTCGCCCCCTTGGGGGAACAAAAATAGCCCCGCTAGGTACGGGGCTGACTCCAATTCTTCGTGTATGAAATAGTAGTAGCTTAAAAATCTTGGTTGGTAATTTGCTTGAATTCCTTTGGCGAGATTTCTCCAAAAGGATTGGATGTTGTTTTTACAGCAAGTCGTAGCTTATCTGCTGTGACCCACTTCATGCTATATGCCAACTCCCAAAATGCCATCAGTTAGCACCTCCTTTTAATTGGATGAGCTCAAGCTTAACTTGGGCTAACTGTTCGCCCATTGTCTGGATTAACGCATGTTTTTGGATGTTGCTAATTTTAAGTGAGGAGAGCTCCTGTCCCATTGTCATAACTGGATCGGTTTGTTGCTGTTCTCTAATCACCGAAATAGCCTCTTTATTTTGCATCTTCATTAATCGAACGCACCCCCATAACCATTTACAAGTACACGTTCCTTAGCTGTTCCTTTGTCGATGGTCACCCATAGATTGATAGCCCATTCGGGGGCTGTTTTAACTTTATTGGAGAACAAATAGCCTCGATTTCCCTTTACTGCCCCTGTGCAATCTTCCCATGTAGGTACATCATCTAAGTAGTTATTGCAGACTTTCACACTTTCAATGGACGAGCCTTCTGGTAAGTATCTTTCAAGTGTCACCAGGACACGCAAGGGCATCCCATCTAGCGTAAAGTCTGCTTTAATATCAGGATTTCCGTACTCTAGCATAAATTCGATATGAGTCTCTGTTCGGGTGAATGTGTAAATCCGTTCGGATGAGATTCCCGCGCTGTCTGTGGCAACGATCTTGATTTGATGCTGTACGTCCAAGTCCAATCGAATCCAAGCGTCATGGCTAATTTCAACTGTGTATTGTTGTCCGGCTACGCCTGCAAAGGACCTGATTTGTTTCCCGTTCAGATATTCGGTAAAGGTGAAAGTGTTGCCCTCTGGATCGGTGGCTGAGTAGTTTACTATTGGAGGCTGCATGAAGACGCCCAGGTCTTTATTCTCGCCATCAATAACTGGTGGGCGGTTCCAGACGACTCGGAGCTTGCGTGTGACCTCCAAACTCTTACCCTGTTTATTGTCCTCTGCCCAAACTGTAAGGATGTGGTCAGTATTCTCGGTAAGGTCTATCCCAGTAAGATCAGTTGTGCCAAGGTAAATACGCTTGTTTTTGTAAGTAAGCGTCTTATCAAACAAAATAGGCGTACTACCATCCGATATGCTGGATGAAGCCGCCTGAGCAGATCCATTATTCACTTTGTACCATACAGTGATGACGTTTCCTGCGTCCTCGTCTATAGTCTGACCGGATACCCTGAGTGACGTGTTTTCTTTCAGAGTTTGATTGTCAGGCGTGTTAAGTGTGACGACAGGACGCTTATTGAGATTAAGCACTCCACGATACTTGACTGCATCTGTTGTCTGGTAGATCGTCGGAGGAATGCTGAAATCAGTTGCAAACCACTGGTCATAGAACGTTGCTGGATTGGTGCCTACGTAGTCTACAAACGGACCGCTGAATGATGTGAATTCATTGCTGGACTCAATCCGCTTGATGTATCCACCATCTTCGTACGTGATCGTTAGTTTGCCATTTTTGTCCGACGTGATGCTGGGGTTTTTGCCTGCAACAAGTATTTTAGGTGTCGCCCATGCATGTCCATCAACGGAATTGGAATATCGAATCATTTCGGGACTCGTAAAATCAATACCCTGCCATACGACGTGTAGTTTTCCATTGGGTGATTTGATGACTTCTGGAGATGCCTGCGTGTGGGAAACACTATTATAAATAGAAAATGAATCCCCCCAGTTAGTTCCATTGAACAACCTCCCTTGCACATGTACTGATGCGAACACATAAGCTATTACAGGTCGTCCGTTTTTGTCAAAACACAAACTAGGAGATGTGTGGTCATATCCAGAAGCGTTAATTGATGTTACCTGCACCGTTGCGCTTGGTGTGCCCAAGCTTCCATCGGTGTTGATTGGGATGGAACCAGCGCGAACGTTGAAGCTGTCGGGATAGGTGACATTTTTTGTAGTATCTGACCACAACAATTTAGTTCCATCTGGACTTACAATGGTACTCACAGAAGCAATGGCATTTTGTCCAGACTCGACCAACACTTCTCCTGCATAGGTGAAGTTATCATAGGCATAAATCCTTACATACTGGTTGTTGAAAGCAACCGCTAAGTAAATGAAGTTTCCATACGCGGACAAAGAAACGCCTTGGATTGATGTGAAATTGAAGGAAAAAGCCAGAGACCACGTTACTCCGTTATCAAGCGACTGATACAAGTACCACTTATTAGAATCCCTAGCCAATCCCGCCATTTTTCCATTGGCAAGTCTCGTTGGTCTTGCCATTTTTGAAACAAGGTACCCAGAAGATACCACATTGATGGGTACGTAAATCTTTCCGTCCTCTTGTTGAAGTTTGAAGTTCCTCATCTGCTTAGCTGAATCGTCCGTCCCGTCATTCGCCCAAACCTGAATCGATGACGCCTCTGCTGGTATCAAACCGGATACATCCGTCTGACCATCCCAGAAACGACCTTGTGAATAGGTCAGCGTCTTGTTAAATGGCTTCAGTTTTGAACCGTCAGATGTGCCAAGGGTAATTGTCTGAATTGGTCCGCCAGCTATGGAGTATTTGACGGATAGTGCGCTCCCTGCCTCTACATCAGTTACAGTGCCCTCCAGCTTATACACGCTGCCTTCTGCCAATATCTGATTATTGGCAGGCGCTGTCAGAGTCAGTGTTGGCGGGTTGTTGACGATTGGCTCCAAAGATAAAACTGCACTTACATAAAACGTTCCCGGCGATGCACTGGCATACATATCAGTTGTTGTTTGTGACACCTTGTTGTGCATGTAAGTAAATGCAGATTGCATCATACCGTAATTCGATTTATCTTGAAACGCTTGCCTGTAGTTCAACGGTCCGCTTATAACACTTAAAGAGTCGTATCCCGAATTAAATATAGCGAATACACTATTTTTGGAAGTGACAGTAGTTTCTGGCGGGTAAATGGTGCTGCCTGAACTACTTCGAGAAGCACTAATTAGTATAGATTTGACATTTCTATAACTGTGTATTGCACCGTACCAACCAGCATTTGTTGGAGAGGTGAATGTAGGTTCTTGCTCTCCGGCTACCATGATCTTTGTTGCTACAATCATCTTTACACCGTTACTGTAATTCTCTGCTCGGATAACCCACCCGCTCGGAGGCGTGATTTGGTAATTATCCGAGATTGTAACATGAGCAATGAGTAAATCTCCGGGTTGTGCGGATGGAGGTAGTGGTAACCTCAAGTTCATAGCCACTACTTCTGTTTGTCTAATTCCACCATTCCCTATATACTCCACCTGTTTTTTCCCTGTAGTCGGGATGGAGTAGTCGATAGTGAGGGTCGGTCGGTCAGACACAGTCGTTGCTCTGATTGATTTGAATTGTCCACCAACATTGGTGATACTTTCGTTAGCTACTTTCAACAAAATCCCATTGTTAATATCTCCAGCTACCCATTGCTGAACTAATTCTCGAAGATCAATGTTGTGAGTCTTTGCTGATGTGGTGAATGCAAAAGTAACAGACGGGTTGCTATCAAACGATGGTTGTGAGTTCCATGTAACGCTAGACTCAACCCATGGACTAAGTATTCTATGAACACCAATATCCGTTGCGACCCCTGAATCTTGCACAAGTTTTAATGTTGCACTATTTATAATCGCATTATTCGGGATTAACCCCAAATCAAATGCTAGTAGACCTCGTAATACACCAGAAGATACACCGAAGACCGTATTATAGCTATAGTTTGAATCTGGTGCTGCTGATGATATTCCTGTATTTCGACTAACCGCATTACTACTAGAAATTGTAATTAGGTTCCCCTGGGCAAGACCAAACACACCCTCGGCAGACGTTGTAATTCCGCCTTTCCCGTCATTCGCAATTACTCTCCAATAGTACAAGCCAACCGCCCAGGATGTACTGATTCCCTTTTTAGATGTGGTGCTGCCTACGCTGGCATTGTAGATATTTGATGCTCCTGCTGATGTGCCGACCTGCAATGTATATGTGAGTGCGTCACCGTCAGGATCGCTACTAGACCACTTGAAGTCAATATCTGTACCTTGCTTGATTGTCTGATTATTGGCAGGAGACGTCAAAGTAAGTGTTGGTAATTTATTCGCTTCTGTATAATCCACAACTAGTGTGTAATCTTTTAACTGTACATAATTACCACTTGTTGGTGTACCACCATCCACATAAATCCTTAGCCCCGTAGTGGAGTTTTTTCGAATGTTCGTCGCAGGGTTATTAAGCACAAAAGAGTTATTCGCATTTTTAACCAAGCTACGTATTTTCTTCGCTGAGATAGCACTGCTTCCATAACTCAAAGTGTAATCACTCGCGTCAATCGGAAAGTTGTTGTACCAGTCGACACATATATTAGAGTCATCTGCACTTACTAACAATTGCGTTACTACTACAAGAGTAGCACTATTGATTATCGCGTCATCAGGAAGGCTAGAAGTATCAAAATTAACTAGATTGAGTGTAACATCATAATCAAATCGTTCGTCCGTGTCATAACTCCTAGAAACTGCTGATGATGTTTGATTGCTAAATGTAGTGGTAGTATCCGGTGGATAGTACGTGGAGTGACCTTTCCTTACCCATCCTTTTTCTATTGGAGAAAAATTAGCTACAGGCATAATCCTCCCCCTTCCTTCCGCAAATGGCCATTATTGCGACACATTCCTGTTCTTTTACCATTTAAACCTCCAATCGACTCTGAGCCTCGTTATAGTAGCCCCGAATCACCCTGATAAAGCTGATAGTAGACAGGTCATCGTTGAAATTGTTGTGTACGAATCCGTCCGGCAATGTAGATTCGATTGTATTCACTCGCACTTTCAGGTTTGATACATCTGCCATCAGCACAGCTAGCTCTGCATGAGCATCCGCAATACCTCGCTCCCAACGATTAATGTCCACTTCTGTTACCGGATCATCCTGCTTCCAGTCCGTTTTAGCTACATAGGACACTTACACCCCTCCTCTCGCTTCGATAACAAAGGTCAGGTTTACAAACTGCGCCCCGTTCATTTCAATGTTTCCTGTCTTCTCAGCAACGACCGCTCCAGTTCTGGTCCTTAACTTTGCGCTCGTGATGACTGGCACGCTGGCGACATGCTGGGCAGATACTTGTAATGCAATTCCGTCTTTTATTCCCGCAATCGGATGCGAAGCAATTTCCACAGCCTGTACAGGCACTGAAACTGAGCCGTTTATCAAAATATCGCCGCTCGACACCCTAGCCAGCAGGTCATCCCGGACGGTTTGAAGATAGCTTGGCAAGATCATTTTACGACCTCCTCGTAACGCTTGATTGGTGTCATCCCTACACGAAATTCACTGACCTTGTGGTACTCCTTAATCCCAACCACTAAGACATCTCGCAGCACGATCTTCTCGGACACAACAGGTTCAAAAGCGACTCCATTACAATGAACTGGCCTGATTCTCTCAACAGCTTGAACTGCATTCTTTGTATCGAATCGATCCTCAATCGGGTAGACGTACCGAATCACCTTTTTGCCGTAATCCTCGACCATCTGGACATGCTTGAATGACGAGGAACTCAACCCAATTGCACGCAGCACACTTGGGGTAAATCCAAGATATGACCAGTGCTTTTGCTGGATATTTTTTCGCCGTTCCTCCACACTCAGCAATTGCTTTCTCCCAAAATAAATCCAGTCCCAAACATCCAGCCCCCAAGTAGCTGACCATGGGCTAAACTGCTGTAGGATGTCCTCACGCTGCAAATTGAAAGCATCTACAGCTGTCCCTGCACTTTCAAAGTGATATTCCGCCACTTTATTCTCGTACCATTGCGGCGGCAGCATCCGCCGATAGCGTTCTGGTATCATGCTGTCACCGCCAGCGTTAGTGTCGAGACAGAGTCAGCAGGCACAGTCACATTCAATTCCGCGCCGTTTAAGGTGTAGCCTGTGAAATCTATTACCCCATCCACGAAAAAGAGCGCTCCGATCTGCTGATACACGATCTGAGAACGCCCTTTTAGGTAGGTTTTGATTTGCTTAGTAATTTGGTCTTTGACCTTCTCGATTTCCGCATCTGGTCGCAACGCAAGTTTTACAGCGATAGTCACCGGATACACTTTCGCGGGTAACACCTGCAAGTCATGCAAGGCCCTGCGTTTGTCTTCCAGTTTCGTCCGTACACTCGTAGCCAGTTCCTGCCCCGCAGGGTTGCCTGTCAGGTCTGTGATATACACGTCGATAGATAGGTCATGCCGCGCCTTCTCGATAGCAACTGCTCCTCCTACCCCATCTACATTTCGCGCCCACCGCTCGTAGTCTTGGCGTCTGCCGTCTCCCTCTTCTGTACGAGCTCGATCAATTAAGCGCTGCCGATATGCGTCGTCTGTCTCCGCCTCATTGCGAGATAAGCCGAAGAATACGCCTGTGGCATCCAAAAACTCTCCATCCGCCCAGGGGAGAAACCGTTGGAGAAAGCCGTACTCAAATAACTGCTGCTGATCGCTGATTTCCTCTGCAATCGGATAGCCGAGGTCATAAAAGATTTCTCCCTCTTCCGTCGCTGGTGGCGTCTCTCCACGCTTTTGCGCTATCTGGTCCATCCGATTAGCCATTCGCTGATAAATCTGATCCGGGGTTTCCCTGAGAATCGGCATTTCTGGTTTGTCTAACGTCGCCATGTATTCACCTCCGTCCTAGTTGTTCCTCTCGTACCCTCCATTTCGAGCGAAAAAATAACCCGGTTGTCCTCAAACCGAATGTCTACCACTTCCGCACGCTCTATCTCACTGTGAGCCTCTAGCGCCTCTTGTGCTTGCGTCTTAATTGCTGGCAATGAAATGCCCGAGCGCATCCTTCCTGTCTCATATAGGAAGTCTACTCCGTACCTTTCTGAGTAAATCTCGTACCGGAAACGACGCGTATTCAAGATTTTCTGTGCTGTCTCTTCCAGATACTCCTCATAAGTAATCGTCCGCAAATAACGACCATCCGGCCCTTGCTGCAATTGTTTTGTGGTCCAGTCGAATTTGTATGTCCATGGAATCGGGTTATCTTGAGATTGAACCAGTTGTGTTTCGTCTCCGTTCAGCTCTGGAAACATTACTCCACCACCCCAAGCAGGAGGTATTGTTCGTTGTTGCATCGCAACAGAGCTACTTTTTTACCCACATCTTCTTGAATCAATCGGGCAGAACGCAGTACAGACAGCTCATACGGCTCCAAGGGTGTCGGGTCCTCATCCAACTTTACAGACAAAGGCGAGAGCGACAAAAGCTTGCCGAATTCCCCTTGGGTGTTCTCGATGCCGTCCTGTGCGTGCCCTCGTAGTTTCGCAATAACGGAATGCATCCCTTACGTCCTCCTTTCCAATTGGAGATCCATTGTGTATTGACCGCCCTTCCAACGCGCTTGGCAGTTGGTGACGATCCAATCGGTGATGGTTTTATTGTCCTTTTCCATGATTTTGATTAGCCAGCCTGCGCGAAGTCTCGCAGCATTTTCATCCTCGTGCTTGACCGAAATGGAGCGCGTCTTGGGGATTTTGGACAACTCTGCAAGCTGCTTGGCTGCCAATCCAGCCACGTTTTTGTCCTCTCCTGCGTCGATGACTTTTTGCATGCGTCCGATTTGTTTAACCAGGCTATCATTTGATTTCGTTGCACTGCTCACGACCCGATCATCCCGGTAGCGCTCTGCTGTCACGACGGTGTAAACCTCCTCGATGCTCTCACCCGTCGAGCTGCTTGTGAGCAAGCTCGCCTTGAACATCGGGATGATGCTGTTTTTCCCCTCGGGGAGTACCGTCAGCTTGTCTCGCTGGTATTGCACAAAATAGCGGATGCCTGTCTTTTCGTATGCCTGCTCTGTCAGTGAAGTAAAGAGGGACGTATACGATTGGGACGAGATTCTCTCTTTGACCGTAAAACCGAATGCTGGACAGCTAAAATGGATACTTGCCGACTTAATGATTCGTGCAAGCTCTGTCCCTGCATCTCCATCCAGCTTGAGCCTGGAGACTTCGTTTTTTTGCAAATACCAGCCCAACTCATATGCTGATGCAGATAATTCACCTGTCCGATCATCCCGGTCAAAACGAACGAGCGGGCCATGGAAAAGCTGCTGAGATTCTTTTAACTCCGCACCTGCAAAGAGCATCAAAAAACCCGCCGTTTGTAGCGGCGGACAATTTTGGGCGATTTGTCCCCTGGCTGAGGACCAGGACAACTCGGTAACGGCTGGGGTCAGGTCATAGCGGGTCTGTTCTTTTCCGTAAATGACTTTCATTTCGTCTGCCCTCCGTTACATTCTATTTTCTCTTTCTAGCTTTTCGTGAATCTCTCTTTTCCTATCTTCCAACCTTTTACTGTCTATCCGTGGGGCCGCTTGCTGCTTCTTCGTCTTCTTTGCTACCTTCCCGCTCGTGTTCGGGCGAGCTGGCTGCTGTCGCGTGATAACCGCACCCGGGGATAGAAGCTGCGTCTGATTGCTCCACGTAATGAATTCGTCTTTGACAAACAACGGTAGCTCAATCGAGCCATGAAAATCGACGTTTTTTCCTTGGAATTTTCCGTCGCATGGCCCGATGAGCACATTCCACGCCAAATCAAGCTCGTCTATAGTCAAAAGTGCTTCAGAGCCCGTTAAGCGATCCAATCCAGCAAGCCACTGTCTGGGCCCTTGATATCCCTGTACCTCTACATAGGGGGCCGTACTGTCTCCGGGTAAGATGAAGTCAAAAGAGATGGACTTCGGACGTCTGGAAGAGATGCGATTGCCGGACAATAACGTAATCGATGTCGAGCTTTCGATGTCGTTGCCGTAGCCACGAAACTGGATTTCCGCAGGAGTTACCGGAAAGGTCAGCCTGTATTTGCCTTGTAGACGGATCATGTCGTTACCCCTCCCCTTGTCTCTATTGCATCCAGCAGGGAGCGCTCAATGATGTCCTTGATTCTCTGCGCAACAGATGGATCGCTAAGCATTTTTAACATGGTTGGGATATCCTGTAATACGCCTTGTACTTGTAATGGGACTGAAATTTGCGGAATGGTGATGGAGACGGGCTGTTTTTTTGGCATACTGCCGACAGGTGAACGGTTTGGCACCGAAGCAACTGCCGGAATTAAGCCTTGTATACTAGCTGGTTGTGGAGGAGGCGTGTCCTGCCACCATGATTTGATCCAATCGTATAAGGCTCCACCTGCCATTGTTCCACCGATAGTGCCACCTACACCACCAGCCAAACCGCCGGCGAATGAACCAGCTCCAGGTGTAACGAGTGAACCAAGGGCTGCTCCGGCGAGCGTCCCGACTCTTCCTCCAGCCCAGCCACCGACAGTCTCCGCTCCAAAACGAGCGGCAGCGTCAAGTTTATTCTCCGCTGTGAGTACTTTTTCGAGACTTGGTAAGATTCCGAGGTAGGGCACCTTTTTTGGCCCGAAGTTAAACTTGTCCAGAGACAAATGCTTGAACTGTTCCATTAATTTGTCTGTGAGCTTACTCGGGTGCAATTCTCCAAGTTTATTCTTGAACCCATCCTTGAGTTTGTCGAATGACAAGCCATTGAACTGTTCCACAAGCTTGTCTTTACTCAACCACAATCTCTCAAGCCCAAGGCCTTTCATGAGTCCATCTTTGAGCTTATTCGGGTGCAATTCTCCAAGCTTATCCATGAATTCACCCTTGAGTTTGTCTAATGACAAGTTATTAAACTGCTCCATAAGCTTGTCTTTTCCCAACCACAATCCCCCAAGTCCAAGCCCAAGGCCCAACATAAGCTTACCCGTGCGCCCACCTTTGAGCTTCCCAAAAGGAAAGCGTTTCATGAACTGGTCTTTTAACTTATCCGCTAACTGGTCTATGACCTCACTCGTACGTGGGCTCCTAGGAGTATTCGTGTTACGTCTATTTTTTGAAGAGGAACCTGATTTACGGTTATTACGGTTATTACCCTTACAACAGCAGCAGTTTTTCCCGTCAGTTGCTCCTTGAGGAAACTTTTCTATGGTTGTCCGAAGATCTCTGAATTTTTTCAGTTGTGATGTCGCGTGAATGTTCAAAGCATTACCGAGGAGTAGTAAACCTCCGACAAAAATCGCAGTACCTTTTATCGACTCGTCCAGAGAGTTAAATGAACTCATTACTCCTTCAGCTGCTTCCGAAATCCCTGTATTTATCTCAGACATTTGTTCTGCGTACAGAGTCGCGATCTCCATGGCCTCGTTTCTCGCCATCGCTTGTGCCTGCCCAGTTTTATAATAAGCATCGTTCTGAGCAGAGAGTTGATGCGCATTCACCGCTTCATTCCCGACTTTATATGCGCTCTCTTTCCCCATTTCCGGCACAAAAGCCCCTGTAGATATATCTTTTACTTCTCGCAGACCCTTCGCCATGTCATCTCCGGCATCGCCTCTCAAAGTATCGAATGCACGTTGTTGTAACGTTTGATCCTGGATGCTAGAAAAAGTCATCAGGAGTTTTCCGAGGGCGATATTTATTGTTTCTTTCTCCCCCGTTGCGAGACTTCGATTCAGCGTTGCTATATCTTGGGCGGCTTTGGCCTTTGCATCCTTCTTATTTTGAGCCTTGTAATGCTTCTCAAGAATTGCGGCGAGATCACCATTATCCGACATCTTCATTGCATTCTCATACAACGCACCATACGTTTTAAAATCATTCAAAAGGTTCCCGATTGAAACATAGGTAGCGGCCATTTTTTCAGGCGTATTCAGCAAATTACCATTCTGAAGGTTGAAATGAGCCAAAGACTCCACAAATTTTCCAGTCGCAGCTCCCCCTCCCTTGTTGCTTAAATACTGAACGGCATTTGACTGCCTAACGGTACTTTCATCACCAGTAGAAATCTCAATGGAGCTCATCATTTTCATGATGTCATCTTCCGTAAACCGCGTCGTGTATTTCAGCATGCCTGCTTTTTCTGCATACTTTAAACCATTGGTTGGATGCACAAGTTCAGCTTTGGCCATGAGGCTGTATGCTTGATCTTTCTTTATATCAGGGTTGAGCTCACGTATGGTTATGGAAGTCTCTTCTATCTTCAGGAGTTGCTCCTTACCTTTGCCACCAGCTTCAAAAAGTGTCTTTTCTCTTTCAGTCGCCTGAGCTTCTTGGGCAACCGAGCTCAGCGTTGTTCCAAGAGCCTTTTCGATCAAAGGAGTTAGTGAGCCCTGGAGTCCTTTTGCGAAATCGTCATATTTACCTACTACTCCACTATAAGCATCAAACGATTCCATCATTGTTCCTGCCATTCTTTCACCTCCTTGTCCTCCCAGATGTCTACACCCAGCAGAACCCGAAAAAAGCCGGGAGTTCTACCCCCCAGCCCTTTCCTCATCCTCTGCCTCAATCATCTGACAAGCAAAAATAAACAGCTTCTGCTTGTACAAATCGACTTCGTACTCGAGTAGATCCGACGGGCGGCCTCTGCCTTTTAGAAAAGCACGGCAAATATGCCAGCCCTCGCCGTCAGATCGGATTAGTTTTTTGCTTCTTCAATGGCTTCTTCTTCCGTTTGGGTTGCATTGACTTCTCGGACTGCATTGAGTAGCTTGGTGTAGCCTTCTGGATTGTCGCGGAAAATTTTCTCGACGAGCTCATACTTGGTGCCAACCTTGTATGCTTTCTTGAGCTCTTCCTGATTCCAAGGGAATTCGTGCTCGGTCGCCTTCACCAAACGCGCATCGTTGTACAGGAACCAATCCGTTTTCTCTCCTTTGTCAGCCATGCGTTCGCAATCACGCAGCTCGGACAAATTCAGTTGGCGTACCTTCCACTCGTCACCGTCGATGGTGACAGTGATTTCTTTTCGCGGGGCTTGTTCATTGGCCTTGGCCAAAAATTTCTCTAGTTTGTTTTTGTTCATATCCAAGCACTCTCCTATTCCGTGTAGGTTGGCAATTCATCCAGGTAGTCCGGCTTCTCGATGGAAATCCCTTTCAGATCGTAGGTCGCGTGATCGTTACCGTCTGCTTTGGCTTCCCACAGCGTGATCTCGTCTGGGTTCAGCACGATATTGGAAATGCGGACGCGTTCGGAGTTGCCGGCTTCCTTGTCCAGCGTCTCGCCGATCAGGAATGGGAGGACTGGAGTCTTGCCTTGCGTCAATTGATCGACGCAGTAGTATTTCAGCGCAGCGTTGGTTGCGGTAATTTTCAATGTCACTTCTACATGCCAGTCGTTGACGGTTTGGATTTTTCCTTTTTGCAGGCGATTCGTGTCGCCGTACTCTACCTTGAGGACCATTTTTCCTTCCAGGGTACCGAAGATCGGGTCTCCGTTTTCATCGTAAATTTGGCAGTTCTTCAGTTTAATATCGCGTGCAATAGCCAATTACAGCACCTCCCAGTCAATGTCAAAGTATTCGATGGCATCAAGCGGCTTCGCAGACAAGAAGAAGCCACGGCGATCCCCGATGCCGTTCTTTTTATCCGTAAATGTCCAGCCCGTATCAATCGCGCCCTGCTGCTCGCGGACGGTCATGTACGCGTTGACGGCAGAGACAAACACCGCGCCGCCCAAATCGTTGTTGCCGAGCTTGCCTTTGTATTTCTTACCGACTTGGCTGATGTCGTTGACGATCTGATCCAGTGTCATGCTGACACGGATTTTGCCGTAGTCCTCGCGCTCATGCGTACCCAGAACAGCCAGCGTATTGACGGCGCTCTCGATGATGTACACATCTCCGTCACGAGTTGCGATCAGCGTACCGGAGCCGAGCGCACTCAAAATATCAGTGTGGCCCCAATCCTTGAGCGCTTTTTTCAATGGAACGACAACGGCCGTTAGCGATTCATGCGCAGGTGTCGCGGCGATCATACCCGCCACCCATGCGGCCCACTCCAGGCTGCCGTATACTTTTCCGTTGTTGTGTTGACCAGCGATAGCAGTGTTCACGACAAACCGGGCATTTTGCGCTACAGAGCGTTCGATGTGCTTCGTCATGTTCTCGTCGTCCGCCGCTTTTCCACCGATTACCAGCGTACTGAGCTTCTTGTTTTGTGTGCGACGATCGCTCATGAAGTGCTTCGCTGCCGCTTGTACAGCCGCATCGTCAAAAGGCAGATACATCGAGTCAAAATCAGCTCCGGACACAGCCATGAATAGCTTGGTAGAGTCAGCTGAGGTAAGCGCTACCGTTCCACTTTTCGCTCCTGTTAGCGCTGTTTCCGGCACGATTGTAACGGCAGTCTCACCCAGCTTTTTCACATGCACATAGTTGGATTGGCTCGTTTTCGCTGCCAGCTCATTTGCATCCGCAAACGAAAACTTCTCCGTTTGCAGCGGGCCTGTTACCTGAAGTTCTTTCTTACCTGGCTCGGACGTAGAGACCGTGATCGTAACCTTCAGCTCGTTACCTACCAAACCCGGATACAGAGCCTCGACTCTGATTGCATCAGCTTGCTCATACGCTGCTTTTGTGGCTGTGCCATTCGTCATGCGGTACGCGAGAATCGTCGCGCCACCTTCTGCTGCCAGCTCTACGGTATCGACCTTGCCAAATGTCTGGGCAAGTCGCTCTTCAAAGCTCCCCAGCTTGACGAGCTCATCTGGCGCACCCCACTCTGCTTGGTAAGGTACCAGTACGACACCGCTCTTCGGTACTACACGTTCTTTTGCTTTTGCGATCAGTTCGACCGTTACACCCGGACGTTCACGTTGAATGGTCATGCTTACACCCCGCCTTTGTATTTGGTCAGTCGGCTCTTCACTTGTCCTTCTGCCAGTAGTTGATCATCTGCTTCAGAAAAAAGAGCACCTGCTACCTCGAACCGTTCGGCTCCAAGGTAAGCGGCGCTCTTGATCCACTCTTGTTTGGTTTGCACAAGCTCTGGGGCCTGTGCTTGTTGTTCTTTTCGTGCCACTATGCTCGGACCCCCTCTACATCAAATTCGTTGATTTTTTCTGTGACTGCTCTCTGCACCGCCACGTTGTAGGTGAACTGGAACGCAATTTCCGTCCGGTCCTTTTTATCCCGCCAAATACGCAAGGTGGAGCTGTCGATCTCGATGGACAATCCAGACGTCTTGCCTTGATAACTGAACTGCCTTTGGCGAAGAAGCTCACGCAGCGGTTCGGCTGAAAGCGGCTGGTAGACGCCCGCTACCTTTGGATAGTGGAGGACGATGGCTGCTTCTGAGACCACCTGATAGGAAGTGAGGCTTCTTCCTTCTTCACGGACCCCTTGCGTCAAAAGAAACGCGATAGGCGGTTGGAATCGCTGCGCCATCCAATCGTCCACATTCACAACAGTAGACAGCTCTGGATACGCTTCTTTCATCAGCTCACTGAGAACAGCTAGCTCACGATCCATCCAGCTACCTCCTCCCATACTTGCGGTATTCTCGTCTGTCTTGGTCACATGTCTCTTCCCCCCACTATTTCCCTTCATTTGGCTAGGTATCCACGGCAAATACCCGCCGAGCAGGGAGCGAGTGCCTTTGGCTTTGACTCGCAACATCGTGTGGCGCTAAACAATACCGTTTTCCCCGCTCGCCGGACATTTGAGTCGGCTGCGTACATAAAAAGCCACCCGACAGCTTCATCGGATGGCTCGTATCTCTCTTACTTGTTTCGCTTGACTCAAGTATAACCGATCTGGAGGAAAAACCGGGAAAATGACCCGATGTGTCAGGAAGTGTCAACCTTTGTCAGCCTCAGCATACTTGTGAAAATAAAAGAAGCTGTCATCATCAGACAGCTTCATCTATTAAGCCGGGCTCTGTTTTTCATCATCCAGTCTGCTGAACCTGATCGCCATACATCGCCCATGCCATCTTCATCACGGCACTGCGCTTGATTTCATAATACCGCTGACGGGACACACCGATTTCTTTCGCAATCAGATTATTCTTGTCGCCATCCAGCAAAGCTTCGACTATCAAGCGCTCCTGTTCTCCTGGAATCGTCTCAACCGCTTTGTTGATCCGCTCGATTTTATCCTGCAAATTTTGTAGCCTCTTCCATTTCCGCTCCCGGCGTACAACCTCTGCGTGCGTCTTATCACCATTGCTGCCTTTTCCTTTCGGCATCCCTGCATCCAGTCCGTACTGTGCGACCATTCCTTCCCCTGCTTCACGCAAAAAACGCTGGATACGCACGATCTCGATCTGCATGTAATTGTAGTCGCGGATTTCTTCCTCCGCCTTTTGTAGAAAATCTATAATGGGTGCTTGCTCGCTCGTCCGGGCAAAACCTTCTTTTCTTGTGGATACTGACTTTTGCTGCCCTTTTGTCTCTTGATCCCGCATGTACTTGTCCCACTCCGGGCAAGAATCAATTTTTCCTACGTGCTTATCATGAACCTGGCAATGTGATTTCTTTCCCCAGCACGTTGCCGGACACACCTCGCATACTACTTCCATGAAAATATCTTTGCTGATCAAGGTACTATTCCCCCTCGGTCATATATATGAAGTCCGTATGATTGCTTATTGCTTATCGGTTTTCGTTGAGTCTTGCGTCTTTTCTTAATCTTTGAGACAAACCGATCTGTCCGATAATGACTCCGACCAATAATACAACTGCTCCGATTAATGCTGCTTCTATCATTTCGTACGTATCTCCTTTGCATCGTCATTTTCTTGTATAATGAAAGGGGGCAAAGAGGATACTCACCAGTTGTATTCTTTGCCCCAAGCAATTAATGGGGATTCCGATCGTCAGTCGGGGTCTCCTTTTTTTCCAGCTGCTCTTTCTTTTTCTCTTTGTTTGCCTTTAATTGCAGGTTGAACAGATTATTGATCCGAATCTGCAGATCCACCTGCTTAAACGTGACGATTAGAGCAAGGAAGCACACGACAACCGCGAGAACCTGAACGTAATCAATCGTCATCAT